AGAGCGATTGCAGAGTTTCCTGCCGATACACAGTTCGTCATCTTTACCAACGATGTTTTATACGCACAAGCCCGTCCATGGATCGCTGGAATTCAACACACCTTCATCCACGAGAACGAACTTGACACTCTGCTTCTCATGAGCAAGTGTGCTGGCTCTATCTGCCCAAACTCGACCTTCTCCTGGTGGGGTGCATTTTTGAACCCAAACAGAAAAATTGTGATGCCGGATAAGTGGTTCAACGATCCAAGTGTCTACATTGACGGTTACTTCTTTCCAGGTGTCATCAAATGTCCAGTGTAGGAATCTTGGGCGGAGGTGGTGCTGGCATAGTTCCGGCAGCACGATGCATCAGCACCTCGTCCCAGAACTCACGGAGAGCTGGAAGATGGCGAGGCAACCAGGTTGTGTCTTTGGGCAGAAACTCCTTCTTTGTGGACATCAGCTTCCAATAGATATACTGTGGCTCACGATCCGTCACCTCTGCCTGCCATTCGGATAGCAGCATACATGGAGGCTTGTAATCAACAGTCTGATCATCAAAGACAGCAAAGACTCCCTTTGTTTCGGTCGAGTTTATCCACTCCGACGAGAAGATCTGCTTGAACCGAAACTCTACATATTCGCACTCGTCAATGCCCGTGCACTCCATTTGCATCTGCATCTGGTGCACGTAGGCATCTGGAATTCCCTCAGTCTGTGGGCGCGAGATCGGGCACTTGAACTCCACAAGGCGACCACGTCGGCGCACATCATTTGGATCATTCGGGAAGATAATGCCGTCGGGTGATGCGCCAAGAAAGGTGTGAACAGAATGCTGGACACAGGATACATCCACGATTCTGCACTGGGTTTCAGCCTCATACATAGCCTTTGCAATTGACTCGAAACGGGTCCCCCAGATCAGGGCGGAAATGGGATGACCATCCTTGGGCTGAGGTGGTTCTAACTTGCGAATAATCAGGGAGCGCCTAGTTTCTCCTCCGGTAAACACACCGGAGACCTCAGAGGCTGTCACCATTTCACCACGCTTGGCATGCCACGCAGAGGTGCGCTGATCATTCATGCCGTAGACCCGGATCGTTCTGCGCACACATCGGTCACGAGTCCATGTATGTCCAAGCGGTCCTTTCATTGCCTCCTCGAGCGCCTTCATCACCTGTCGCTTCACAAACGTATACGACAGCGATGGCTCGAGAAGAGTAAGCAGCATGATCAAAGGGCGAAGACGTTTGTTGACTCGAGTATACGGTGGATCTTTGAGCCATTCGGCTACGACTGACTCCATGTTGCGTTTGTTTATGCGTCACCTCCGAAAACTCATTTTCAGTGCTGATACATAGGATCGATATGGAGACGATTCAGAGCAAGGAGCAGTGGGTTCTTCACCGCCTCGAGAAGTTCTATGCAGACCCCGATAATTTCCGCCGCGTGGAAGAGATTCTTACTGGCAAGTCTCGACTGAGTCTGCGCCTTCTGGATTGGTTTGTTACCAATTACTCAAAGAAGCATAATGTCTCTTTCATGGCTAAGGGAGACCATCATGTCATTGTGTATCTGGTCTACAAGTCGCACCTCAAGGCGTACAACAAAAAGATGTTTGACCCGTTCTGCAGATGGAAGCGCATCCAGTTCCGCGGGCTGGATACCACAGTGGGGCAGCTGAACTTCTTTGAGTGGGTGATTCAGGATGAGGTGCTTGAATATCTGGATGCAAATTACGATGACATCCACGCGGATATGGAGGCATGCTCTCAGGTGATTCAGCCCAAGGACGGTGAGCGTCGCAAGCGCCACGAGCTTAGTCGTTCGGCTACAAAGTCCATTCGCCACCACGATGTCACGGTAAAGGTTACATTCGAATAATCTGCCAACTGAACAATGTTCTCGACGATTGATCGGTCGGTTGTGTATCCGGTAGGCACGGACATTACAGAGCATGATATCAACATCGTATCCGATCTCTGGACGATGGCGGGGCGACAGGTATACCGGGGTGCACGTGATCCGAACTATACCCATGCGAATGTCTATTGGCTCTATGAACAGGATGACCTAGATCGTGTTGGGTTGACTGAGCATGACCTCGAAGACAATGCGAAGATGGCGCTGCTGTGGTATAAGGACAATGCCTTTGGCACACTCCTCCAAGAGGATGGATGGGAAGAGGGTGAGACTTTTTGGAGCATGATCCCTGACAATGTTCACGAGCAGTGTTTGGCTGAAGGGTGGATCACGCCAACAACAATCCTTGAGCGATGTCTGCGTAGCAATATGCGCGTGGTCACGGTAGATATGTTAAAGAAGATGCCGATGGTTCACTCGTGCGAGAAATGCAAAAAGGTGTCTTTGACCCACTTTACATGTTCAACTGCTGCAGCACTAGACTTCCCTGAAAAGGAAAAGGTGTTTTTTATTGATGAGCGAATGATTATTCACACCCCCCCGAAGGGTTCCTCTGTTTGGTCTATCACGACACCGCAGTTGCCTTCCGAGTCTTCTTCGGAGCACCCGGTGCAATCACCGGTGCTGGTGCCGGTGGCGGAGTTGGAGACCGCGGCTTAATCTCCTCATTTGTCTCCTCCTCATCCGGGAACGCATCCGCAACCGGAATGTCCAGCTTAGCCGGCTCATCATCCTCCGGCTCCTTGATGTCCGCGAACGCAGCCTTGGCACCCACGCGGGACGGCGGGAACACCTTGGCGAGAACCACGCGCCAGGTCACACCGAACCCAGTGCCCGTGACATACACACTCGGCGCCAGAACCATGCGACCCTCGATGCGCTTGGCAAACACCTGCTCCAGATTGTCCTCAGTCAGAACAATCGCATTTCCCTTCTCATCCACCGCATCCATCCCGACCTGGCCATCCCAGATCGAGATCTTCATGCGGAGCGAAGGCGGATACTTGCCATTCGGCACCCACTCACCATTGACCTTCTCAACGCTAGGAGTGAGAATCGGCTTCATGGTCTCGCGGAGAACAGCCTCAGACTTTGCCTTACCGAACCACTTGCCCGAGTTAGACACTGAGTGCTGAATGAGCTTCTCCTGAATGTCCAGGCAGAAGTTGTAGAACGCACCGACATCACTGCCGTCGGAACTGCGCTCCTTTGCATACGGGTCACAGCCCTTCAGCGAAGCCAGCAGGCTGTAACTGCGCTTACCCTGCTCATCCTCACGAACGACAACACCTGCGGGATAGAAGATGCGAGGAATGCGGACCTGCAGTGACTGCCCATTATACTTGAGAGGAACAGTCTTGCCACCAGCCTTGTTCGGACGAATATCGCCGATGCTGACGCGGGAGATCTCCAGGTTCTCGGAAGGGATGATTGCAGTGGTGGCCATTTTGATCGTTGTGAACTCCATAACCCTGCCGATCGACGGATTCGTTTTCCGCGCAGGTTTCCAGTTTTCAAGATTGTAACCAGAGTAAGCAATGGCTCAGTGTGCGGCTGTGAGAAATAAGAAGTCCGACCTACAATGCACCGCATCTGCCATACTTGGATATACGCTCTGTGGCGTCCACGCAAGATCGTCTAAAGTCAGACTATGGGCAGATGTTCATAAAGACAAGTTTAAGGGGCTTGTGAAAATACAGGCTCTATGGCGAGGGTGGTGTGTGCGGAAAGTCATTTTCATGGCTGGTCCTGGCGCACTCCGGCGCAAGGAGTGTGTCAATGATGAAGATTTGAGCACTCTTGATGACAAGAATCGTCAAAGCCCATTCGAGTATTTTGGACTCAATGAAGGTGGTAAGATTTGGTGGTTCGATTTTGCGACTGCATGGGAATGGTTCACGCGATCAGTTGCGCCAACCAATCCCTATACAAAGAACGCAATTTCATACACTGATCTTACAAGGTTACGCAAGCTACATCTCTATCGCCGCCGACACAAATTGCCTGTTCCGCCTCCACCCGCAGACCTGAAAGAGAACATTGTTCGTCGCTGGACAATTCTTTCCCATGTGTTTCGAGGATATGGGTTTGAAGATATTCATCCTGAGCAGTTTGCCAACTTGACTCGAGAGAACTTGCGAGTTGCCTTTCGGTTTTTGGCTGACGACTTGGCTGCAATGCCTCGGCAGAACATGCGCATGAGCGCAATGACAGACAGAGGACTTGCCTATACTGCAAACTCAAGCTCAACCTATATCATCAACACTCTGAACTTGATGACGATCATGCTCACCGATACTCAGTCCTATGATATTGTGTTTTTATTGTTGTCTGCTCTTTATCGATGTTAAGCCATTCCCGCTGGGCAACTGCATGTATTTGTTGCTTCGTCATATACACCCTTCTGCCCTTCACATGCTGTCTTAATCGATGCAGCGGTCAACTTCGCTGTTGCTGCGCACATCCCCTCGCGAGGGCGCGTGAACACATATACGATAATTAGCCCAGCCACAAGAAGCAGAAACGTCTTTGCATACATTGTTGTTACAGCCGACTAAAAAATGGATTTACAGATGGTAGGATGGAAGGGTAGCCAGGATGAATATCTTCTTCTTGTCTCTCGATCCTGACGAAGCAGCTCGCCTTCACTGCGATAAGCATGTAGTGAAGATGATCTTAGAAACTGCACAGCTCTTATACTGCGCCCATTGGGTGTATGAATCGCCCTTGCCGGATGGAGCCTACCGCAAGACCCATCCCAACCACCCATCCTCCCGGTGGATTCGCGAGTCGTTGGCGAATTACTCCTGGTTGTGCCGTCTTGGCATGGCATTGTGCGCAGAGTATACGTTCCGTTACGGCAAGATCCACAAGACCCAAGCACATCTTGAGTGGCTGACAGCCCATACACCCGATACTCTTGTGGATATTGGATGGACTTTGCCTCGACTCGCCATGCCGGATGAATTCAAGCATCCAGATCCCGTAATTGCCTATCGATTATACTATGTTGGAGCAAAGGTGCGTTTATTGTCCTACACAAAACGTCTCGTGCCCGACTTTCTCAAAGAAGCGGTTTACATGACCGCCGGAGGTAAGAGTATACCAGCGCGTTAGAAATGTCCTCCTCTTCCTCTGTCAGTAAGGCAAACAAGATGCCCGCTAAGAAGTCTGATGTCAAGCCCGTTGTCGCCGCCCCCGCCCCTGTTGCCGCCGCGCCGCCGGCTGCCCCCGTTAAGGTCGCCAAGGCCAAGGCGGTCAAGGCCGAGAAGCCTGTGGCTGCCTCGAAGGCGGTTGTGACCGTGCCGACGGTCGAGACGCCGTCTGCACCGGCGGTTGTTGAGGCGGTCGAGAGCTCGGATGTGATTCTGGCTAGCCTCGCCGAGAAGCTCAAGGCGCTGTCCACGGAGCTGACGACGCGTGTCCGTGAGGCGACGAAGAGCGTCGCGGATGCGATCAAGGCGACCAAGCGCGAGGCTCGCGAGACCAAGAAGAAGAAGAAGAAGAACCCGGCGGACATGACGCCCGAGGAGCGCAAGACGTGGGAGGCTCGCCGCGCCAACAACGCCTTCCTGATCCAGCGCCCGCTGACGGATGAGCTCGCCGCGTTCATGGGGCTCAAGTCGGGTGAGAAGCGCTCGCAGACGGAGGTGACGAAGTTCATCTCGGGCTACGTCAAGCAGCACAACTGCTTCGACCCCACGTTCAAGCGCCGCATCCTCCCCAACGCCGCGCTCGCCAAGCTCCTGCGCGTCTCGGACAAGGACGAGGTGACCTACCTGAACCTCCAGTCCTTCCTGAAGGTCCACTTCATCAAGACGGCTCCCAAGGCGTGAAGCTTTTTTTTGTGCGGTAAAGATAAATGTCTCACATCAACGACCTTCGCCGCGCGAAGGGGCACCAGTCGCATTCGTCCAAGCCGACCGTCTTCTACGGCAGGACCGGAGAGCGTCAGCGTTATGAGCCCGGACAGAAACTGACGCGTCGCCAGGCGGCGCTGTTTGGACAGCAGGCGACGATCCGTCAGGGGTTGACGGTTCATCGCAAGTCGAAGAAGAACCCCCACATTAGTGGCGGGCGCCGCCACCGCAAGTCCCGCTACACTCGTCGCCGCTAGACGCTCGTGGTAATCAACTCGTGCGGCATCTCCATATACAGCACCGTGCTGAAGAAGGGCGACAACCGCTCATCCAACACCAGTGCGCGCTGCTTGTCGTTGTCGGCCAAAGTCTTGGTTAACCGGCGGAGAATCTGAGTTCGGTCGACTGAAGAATCCACCTTGATTTTACATACACTTCCCTTCCACCCACACAAGGATGACGTATTGCATGCGTCCTTTTGTTGGAATTGTCCACAAGGTGTCCGCACCTTATTCACGAATGCTCTCGGACCTTGCGTAGCGTCCCAGTGAGCTTCCTTTTTGAGCCAGGAGTCGAGCTGTTTGTATAACGTCGGTCCACGAGAGGCGATGACTCCGCGAAGAGCAGAATACTCAGCCGTCTGGACATCCTTAGACAACGAGAACATCAGAAAGTCAAACACCTCTGCTTGATAGGAAATAGCGTCGGCTAGTTTCGCATCCTCTGCGTTGGGTGTGCCTTCCGTCAGTTCCTTCTCGGGAAAGCGAGTCATTGTCGACAGAACCTCTCTTGCCTCTCCAGGTCCAGCGGCTTCGGGTTGGAAGGGAGCACGGAACTCAGATACGAGAATAGACTCCACCAGCCGACCCTCTGCGTCCAGCAGATCATCGACCCATTTGAATCCACGATGTGTTGTGTTGTCCAGGAAGGTGCGGAGAGCAGTGCGGGTTGGAAGCTCTTCGGGTTTCACATCTGCGTAACCACTGCGGGCACGAACTCCAGGTAACGCATTGAACGGGCTTGGTTGAACAGGAAGCACAACCACATTGGGCACAAACACAGCTTGGATACGCTCAAAGGGATCAAGAATGACTTGGAAGTCAAGCCCCTTGCTTTGGAGTTCTTGTAGGGCATCCATGAACCGCGGACGATCAGAAGAGCATGCTTTTGAGTGAAGAGCTGTGATGAGAGCAAGCATTGGGCGAGGAAACACATCATCGCGAACATTGATAGTGAACGCATATCTCGCCGGACCACGAAGCTTCTCTGTCTTGCGCATGACGTGTCCAAGCACATCCTGATCAATCATCACGATTGTGCGTTCGCGAGGAGCAAGTGTGTCTGACCAGAATCCGCAGGTGACTACATTTGTAGCGGTGTCAACGCGAATCACCTTACAACCAAGAATCGAGGTCACATACTCCAGCTCATCCAACATAGGCAGTCGTCCCTCCTTATACGCCGTCTGAACTCCGGACACAATGCGGTCGATTTGCGTTTCACCTTCTCCCAAGTCTGCCCATGTGCGAACGAAGGAACACAAAAGGAGTGATTGTCTTGCGTCTTTGGGTTCGGGAATATGCTTGTCGTCCTTCAAAAGCATCGGCAGAGTCTTGGAAGGTCGCCCAAGACCAATGCGAAAGAAGTCAGCCTTACCCGATTCCAGGCGGTTCTTCTTGATGGTGTCCGCATACTTTGCGGGGATCTTCAGTGAGGCAATGAGTTGGTCAGGCAGAAAGCCCATTCGTAACCCAGGAAGGCGAGGTGTGCTGAGAATATACGAATCATCTGTCTTTTCGTCCTTCGGCACAAGCAGTCCTTTGAAGGGTCTTTCCTCCTTGTAGCAACACGGAATCTGCTTGTCCTTGATCCCGCGAATGTAGTTCGGAAACACCGCAGTCTGCTCACGTTTGATCACCGTGAACTCATGCTCGTCTTGATCTTTTCCACTTCTGACCTTTCCTTTGCAAACAGGACATGCTCCATCCACAAGCTGATCTTCGCGAAGAGGAAGCTCGTCCCGCATACACCAATATTGCGGACATGTCGCAATGCCTGCTGGATCTTCGAGTTCAACTACATGTGTGTTATACTCCTCGATTCCCTCCTTCTCTTTGTTCACCTCCTTGATCTTGGCTTGTTTCGCAGTCTCGGGATAGTTGCGAGGATTATACTCAGGCGGAAGTTTGGCTTCATCGTCTGGAGTCAGCACAACAACCTGTTTGTTTTTGTCGCACTTGCCAGGGTAGATGGTGCTGTCAAATGTTTTCCCTTCCCTGTCAAACTCCTTGAGGCGTAGATTGAAATAGTTATACGTCGATGGAGGTTTCTTCGAAGCCCGCACCTTCTTCTTTCCGACTGGTGCTTCTGCTTCAGGTTCTGCGGCGGCTGGTGCAGCCGGGGCAGCTTCGGCTTCACCAAGACCCAGCTCATTCAGAAAGTCATCATCTGCGTTGAAGTCACCTTGATACACGGATACGATTTGCGGAGCTGCAGCCACGGCTTCAACTGCTTCCACACGTTTAGGGCATACGGCATCCACTGCGGCATCTTCAGATGTGAGCACGTGGCGCAGAATGCTCGCGTATTTCATCGAACGTTCCGCATTCAGACCAGCTGTCATGATGACTTCCTTCGTAGAGAAGCGAATCGTGGGGAATCCCTTCAGAACGCGCTCGAGATCCAGATCTTCGCCCAGATTCACAAACTTAGCAAAAAGAGTCTCCGCGTCTTCGGGAGTCATTCCAATGTCTGTCAACGTTTCGATTCCAGGCACATCTGCGTCTTGAAGTGCTTGAAAGGCTTGGACCTCGAGGGGTGTGAAGTTCTCTGCTAGCCGGTCTGCGCGTAACAACCGGAACGTGTCATCTTGGAAACTGAAAATCGCCTGAAGACACTGAAATCTGCGCATGTCAAACTCAGAGATCTCCTTGGTGAACGTGCCGAGAACGGAGAGGTCCTGTAGCTCCCACCTGGCAACTGCGACATCGGGTGCTTCGATGAAAGGTGTGACTGCATCCATCGACTTGAGCCAATCATACATGGATACCTTGATATCGTCAAGGCTGTCCTTCACTTCTTTGCCACGAACAATCGTGAACTGAATGTCCTTTGGGGTGATGGCAATACGATCGAAGGATGAGCGAGATGTTCCGCGGTAGAGCAGGAGGGTTGGCAGACGGCGGTTCGGAGCAGTTGTGGTTGTCCAGGCTTTCCACATGGCAACGTCTAGTGACGGCACTTTGTTCGTTGGGTCAACCACGAAGAACTTGTGGCGAATCTTCTCCTGCTTCGATGTGAAATATCCAACATAGGGTGTCTTCTTGGAAAGTGTCAATCCATAGAAGATCTGTTCAAAGCGAGCACGAGGAGCTGTGAACGCTGTCTGAACAAGCGGGAGATACCATTTGGCTCGGAGAATCGAGATATTCTTGGGTTCAGGCGCATTCAGGGCAAGGAGTTTCGTCATCTGTTCGGCCGATCCACGCAGAGAACGAATAGCCGACTCGGTCAACCGACTCGGTGTATCTTCACGAAAAAGAGGAAAGTATACACGCCGAACCAGCTGAGAGAATTCGGGGGTTACCTCGAGTGTCCGAAAGCTTCCAACATCTTGGTAGAGCGACTCAAAGAGCAGCTGCCGATTTCCAAGCGGAATGCGGGTAGGCTTCAGAGTTGGAAGATCTTT